AGCCAGTAGGGCGAGAAGATGGCGGTTCTGTGAATTTCACAACCGCCGATAAACCCACTTTGTATATTGACCTAGCGAGGCCCGGCTTGACTGTAACGAGCACAGAACTCTTCGTAATAATAGAAGGACTTTGTGAATTCAAAACGGATGGCAGGGGGCGCGCAGAACTTCTTTCCATCAATTAATAATAACCAATAGATGAGCGACCTGCCACAAGCACCGATCGGCTCTGAAGGATTTAGTAGGCCAAGTGGAGACATAGTCACACTTCTTGACTTGGCGCCACGGGATATACAGGATAATACCTTTACTCCCCTTTCAGCTGATAAAACTTGGTGGCTTCCCTCTGATAGACGCATCCATCCATTTACAATGTGTGTACAGCAGTTTCCATTCCGAGGTCCAACAGGCTTCGGTCAACGCTTTACATTTGATCTAAAATCGGTGAATTGCGGTGACTTATTATTCAATACAGTTCTCCAGATAGACTTGGACCATTGGCTAAATGACACAGATATTATGCGTTTAGAAGGTGGTAAATACACTACCACAGATCCTAGTATCTGGTTTTACGCAAATTCACTCGGCACAGTTATTCTTGAAAAGGCGGAGTTTGAGGTGAATGATCAGACCATTGAAACGGTAGACGGTGACTTTTTGAATGTGACAAGCCTATTCCAAGATTTAAATTCACAGTATGGACTGGCCGCCGATGGCTTAGGCCGCCAGCCACTGGCATCCCTTTTACAAAGTCCAGCGAATAAGCCCTTTCCAACTCAAGGCAAATCTCTATTTATCCCTCTTCCCTTTTTCTTCAGTCGTATCAAGCTACAGGGCTTTCCCTTACTAGCATGTAAGGAGGGTTCCGTGCGTATTCATATTCATCTAAGACCTTTTCATGAATGTGTCAGAACCTTATCAGGGCGGCGCCTAACATGTGACGATACTCCATTAGGAAAGGAATTCAAAGTTAAAACACTGGAGGGTCTAACTGAGATTATTACAGCATCTTCAAATATACCGCAATTTAAGGGAATCCAACTAATTACCCACGCGGCACATACAGATACTATGATTCGTCAGAAGATTCTCAGAAAGCCCTTTGAAAATTTAATAAGATGTGTATCGACCTTTCATTTCGCCGAGCCACTCAAGTATCTCATTAACAAAGTCTCTGACACAATCCAGATTCAGCTCCCATTAGAAGTTAATAATCCAATTGAAGAAATTATATGGTTTGTTCGTCGTAAGGCGACGGCGAATAACAATGAATGGACGAATTATTCGGCAACAATGAGCGCTGAGTTAGACCAAACCTTTAATCCTCAACGGCCTCTGCTACATTCGGCAAGTATCCAATTCAATGGTATAGATATTATAAAGGGAGATGAAAACTGGTTTCGTAGACATATTGCCTTGAAGCATCCAGGTGGGGCGGCGGCATATGAGAATTACATCTATGGTTACTCTTTTTCACAGAATCCAGGGGCTTTCCAACCTTCAGGCACAGCTAATGCGTCAAGGTTACAAAGTGTTCGTCTAAGTCTAGGTATTACACCTCCTACAGGGGGCTACGAATTGGAATGGGAAGTGAAGGTCTTTGTTATTAGCCTACAGTGGATCAGGTTCCAGGAGGGCTTGACAAATCTAATGTATATGGATTAAAGTGTATATTGAACTTTAATAAAACTTTAGGGAATACATTATACAAGGCATCAAACATCAATAATATACCTCCAAATCCAATGAAGACTTCATCCCAACTATCAAAACTGGGAGAACCATTTATTATAAAATACATAAATAAGAAGGCGCCTAGAAGTCCCTTGAATAATACATCAGAAATCAAATACGCAAGACTATTTTGTGTTTGTACTTTTGCTAAAATAAGAATCAGTTGTATAGTCATTGATGCCTTCAGAGCCAGTAGGACTATAACATGGGCTTTCATTCTACAATATCTCCCACATTTGTAAAGAGATTAATGACATCTAAGAAAAGGCCCATGGATGAATTAATATAGTCCTTCTTCTTTCTACGAGCATCCTCTTTCATGCGCTGTGTATCGTATGCCACATAGACTGTAAAGAGCGCAGTGCCGAACCATGAAAGGGCTGTGTTTATCGACGAAACCGCCTGTGTTGGAGCGCCACCTAGAAGGCCCAGCATCAGAAGAATCCTAGCAATGATTAAACCTATAAGACCAGCAAACAAGTATACGCCGAATCCTAGGATATTTTGATTATCGTAGAATCCGACCACTGTCATGGCCAAGAAAATACCAGCAACTATGATGAGGACATCATCTAGAGTCTTTTTATCCTCAAGCTTCTTTACAAATCTTGTGAGAATCTGACCTAAGACAGCAGCGAACACAATAGCTAACCCATACTTTACTGGGCCGGGTTCTAACATTAGAATAACCCAGATTAACAAAAGTGATAAAAGTGCTTCTGCCAATAATATGTAACGGTTTGAAGTCAAAGGAACCTGAGAACTTGCCGCAGTTACACCAAGGCCTCCCAAAAGATGTAGATACGTAATTCCTATAAAGGCACTCATTTCTAATTAGGCAGCTAAAGATTTAGTAAAGACATTCAAACAGAATGGCGTCGGCCGGCCTTTTAAAACTTCTTAGTTCGGGCCTTCAAGATGAACGCCTCTTGTCGCCAAAAATTCAGACCGAGGCTTATCAGAAAACCTTTTTAAAGGCTGGCCGATTTACTACAGAATGGTATCGTGTCGATTTCGACAACCAACCGGCCTTTGGATCTAGCGCCAAGATCACCGTTCCTAGAAGAGGACACTTGGTTACGAGAGCATTCCTTGTTACACGAATGCCAGATATCTCTACGACGCAAGCAGCTGCGAGAAAGTATGCTACAGATAATGGTCTAGAATTCGCAGGACCAACTTTCGGTTGGACGAATTCCATAGGCCATGCCTTAGTTACATCAGCAACTCTGAGTATTGGAGGAAATCCAATTGATACTCTAGACAGCCGCCTCTTAGAAGTCTTAGATGAGTTTCACACACCTCTGGAAAAGACAACTACAGTGAATCGCCTATTAGGTCGATATGACGATGGATTTACTCCTAAATCCAATGGATTCAACGGTATTCAAGAAGTGGTCACACCCCTTCCTTTTTGGTTCGCACGTGGAGACCCTTCTTCAGCTTTGCCCATTGATGCGATAGGGAATGACTTGGTTCAGCTAGGTGCCTCTTATAATGTAGTTGATGCCCTATATGTAAGCACAAGCCGAATTAAGGATCCGAGATCATATGTTATTACACCAGGATCGCCTGCGGTCGCAGCTATTCCATCTCAGACACTTGTAAAAGGTTGTGAGAGAGTATTTCAGAAGGGCGACGAGGCTGTCAAGGCAGTGCCAGAAGTGAATGGCTTACTCGCCATGCCCCCAATGGCAGGAAGTCCCTTCTATGTCTTAGATCCCAGCGGTGAGGAAATCTTTGGTCTGAATGGTAATCCAGATAAATCGGTAAGAGTTCGCCGTATTCCTGGCATTCAGATGCCCGAATCCTTTCAGATTCTGGAGTCCTATGTACTGCTGGAATATGTCTACTTGGATCGCCCTGAGGCGAACAGAATTCGCCTCGCAGATATTTCGTATCCCGTGGTCCAGCATTACTCTTTCAAACAAGAAACCAAGGGCCACTTTAACACAAGAATCCCTCTGAGAATTCCCAATCCTTGTCGAGAAATATATTTCATGGCACACAGAGTTGACGCAGATCTCTTGAATGCCCCTTTCTTAGCCACTCGTGACTTATCCGGCGCTCCAATTACAGATCTGAGTGGAATAGGGTTCGTAGCGCCTTGGTGGCCAGATGCCAAAGGTTTGAGTCTCGATAGATTCACGCCGTTGGTCCCAGCCTTCTCGGCTCTAGAATCTGAACCGATCCAGAGCTTGGAACTCTTATATGAAGGAAAGATGATACGATATTCAACAAGTTCACCAGAATTCTTTCGATCCATCCTCCCGACCATAGAACAGCGAAAAACACCTTGGCATAATAAATACTACTATCATTTACCCTTTGGCACAAACTCTGAGGTATTCGGTATAAGCCAGCCTATGGGACACGCAAACTTGGATAAAATTACTCGTATAGAACTTTCTTTAACATTCAAGCCTTTCCGTGGTTCTATGAGGCAATCTGATGTTCCAGCTTATACAATCTATGTATGGGCGGAAACATATAACATTCTGAGAGTCTATGGTGGGCGAGCTGGTTTACTCTTTGCCTATTAAAATGCTTGACGGAACCCATGACATAAAACTGTTCGGTTCTAAATTATAAGTGCTGCTACATTTTACATAAACACTCACATCACCTTGTCCAATTGAATTATAAAAATCTTTGGCTTCTTGTATTTGAATTTCTGTAATTGGTTGTTCATATATCTTTTCATATACTACTAAATCCAGACGAATAGATATTCCATATATCTTACCGTCTGAATAAATACCCATACATTATCACTGAAGGCCGAATTTAAACACCCGCAGCTAATGCGATTGACGCCAGAATCGCTGCTACTGACTGCGCAGATGCGACCGCAGTTTGCGCAGTTGTAAAGGCCTTTGTGGCAGATGTTACAACAGCTTGGGCATTAGCTAAATCGGCCGCTGCCTTTTGTTCAGCTGATAGGACATCCTTCAATCCATCGAGATCTGTACCTGCCGCGATCGCAGCTTCTAAGGCATCCTTCGCTGTGTCATATACATCTTGAGCCACCGCAACCGCATCTGTCGCCGCTGTCAACTCACTCTGAGTATTTCTTAGAGTCACTGTTTGACTTACCACTGATGCTGCCATTATATCAGCTGCTGTTCTCTTAGATTCTAGAGTTATAGCAGCATTTGCTGCAGTTAAGGCTGCGATTGCGTCTGTTAATGGAGTCTTTGTTGAACCAGCTAAAATGGCAGTTTCTTCGGCTGTAAGTATACTAACATCTGTATTGGCCTGTGTGGTTGCAGCAGTAATTCTTGTAAGTTCTCTTTGGGTTGAGACAACCGTGTTCGTGGCAGCTTGAACTTCTAGTTGTAGGGCCTGGATTTCTGGGATAGTCTTTCCAGAAGTGATCGCGGCATCTAGTGCCAGCCTCGCCACAATAAGTTTCTCATTTGCTATATCAAATGCCGTCTTGGCGGTGAATTTATCTTGATTTAGTTTTATTAACATGGCATTCAAAGTATTTATCTTTGACACAACTGCTGCTACTTTTATTACAACCGTGCTAGAATCAATCTTAGCCTTTGCAATAGAATCTTGGGTTCCAAGAGCTAGTGCATTTGTAAGGGCAAGATTCTTACCACCAGAAAAGTATGTGAGGCGAGTTAGTTCGATAGAAGCCTTTTGTAGGGCAGCCTGTAGCGGTAGAATCTCAGTGAGATTCTTGCCAGCCTTTACAGCCTGGACTAAGGCGGCAGATTCTATTGTATATGTTTCCTTAGCATTCAGAAGCATGGATTGTGTAGCAGCCGCATCTGCGTATTTAGCTGTTATATCATCAACTAGGGCATTTGCTCTTTCTATAACTTGTTGCCCGCTTTGTAGAAGTGCGACATTTGTTAGAACAGCCGCTGAATCGACAGATAGAGTTACCCCCTGCTGTGCCACAGATACAGCGGCCTGTGCTGCGTTATAGGCAGTTGTCGCATTTAGGTAAGCATCTCTCGCAGTGCCTAGAGTAATATTTAGAGATCGTATATCATCAATTGTGGCAGTGGCTGAAATGGCTGAATTTAGCGCATTTTGAGCTAAAATATACTCTGTTTCTTTAGTATCCATTGTATTCTGCGCTGCATTAGATGCCGCCATGGCATCGTATAGAACCAAGGCCAAGTTATTTTCCTTGGCTGAATTAACAGATGTTGTGAAATTTGTGGCAGCTAAGTCCAAGATCGCCTTAGAACTGGCATTCTCTGTTACACCAGTATATGCCGTTGTATAATCGGCTCGCGCAGCTATTAAAGCCGATGCGGTAGAGTTCTTCTTGGCAGATGCCTCTAATACATAGCCATTGAGCTTAGCTACAAGGTTCGCATCTGGGACTGGCGCTTTGGCCGCAACATCATATTGTCTCTTGGCAACATCATATGCGGCGTTCGCAAGATCAGCCGCAGCTGAAGCATTCACAACTCTTAAATGTGATTCATTGAGTTGATTTGCGAGGGCGGCAGCATCTGCTGATACTATTAGGCTATTTTCATACGACTCTAATGATGCGATAGATGTAGTATATGAATTTATTAAATCGGCAATCTCGGCCTGAAGACTTATAATCTTTGCGGCAGCTGATGCTGCGGCATCTGTAAGCGAATTCATATCGGCCTGTGCTGCGAGCTTGGCAACTCCTGCGGCAGAAAGAGCCGTCGCAGCTGTCTTAGCAGCAGCTGTCTTAGTGACAACTGATGATCTTAATACACTGACATCACTCATTGTTGCTCCACCAGCTATTGCCGCACTTAGAGCAGCCTGCGCTGTTGTTAGAGCAGTTTGTGCGGTTGTGTTAGAAGTTGTCGCTGTAACTAGAGCTGTTGTTGCGGCGGCGAGCGCGGTGGTAGCATGCGTGAGGGCTGACTTGGCAACATTGTCGGCAAGTGCTGCTGCCTGGGTGGCTGTAGTTGTATAATCATCTAATGCGCTCTTTTCATTTGATTGGGCCATGATCAGAGCTGTTGTGCTGAGAGAAACTGATTTAACTGCCTCAGCCTTTGTCGCAATGGCAGAGTCAATACGCGCTTGTAGGATATTTATTTCACCATCACTCTTATTACCCAGGATAGCACAATTCAAGTCCATCGTTGTTGAAGCTAGTTTCTTTTCAGCGAGAGAATGGGCATTCTTAGCCTTTGTAAACGCAGCCCAAGCAGCTAATGTCTTAGAGTTTGCTGTGCTCAAGCTTAGCTGTAGGGCCGTGAGCGTCTGGGGGTCAAGTAACTTATTTTCAGCATCCGTGAGAATCTTTGTATCAGGATCAGTCGCTTCTTCAGCGGCAGATTTCGTAGCTGCTATGGTGGCCGCATCGGCTTGAGCCTTTGCTAAGGCCGCCGCAACTGTTATAGAATTGGCGCTCGCAGATGCCTCGGCGGCGACGGCGGCGGCTGTCTCTGCCTCTGCTAAACGCTGTTCAGCGGCGGCCTTGGAGTTTTCTGCGTTCTGTAAAACAGTGGCGGCTTGTATAGATATTACTGAGGCACGAGCTGCGGCGGCAGATGATGCTATTGCCGCAGCTCGTAGGCTTTGAATACTCGCCTCTGTGCTTCCTGATACAATAGCTTCTTGTAAGGCAGAAAGAGCAGCTGCGGCATTGGCCTGCGCATTCGATGCCGAAATGGCATGTCTGGCATTTTCATTCACCGCTCTTGTATACGCCTCCTCTTCAATTGTAGTTCTATATGCGGCAGCTTCTCTTTGTTGTTCGGCCATTGCCGCGGCTATGCTGGCATTTGCCGCAGAAGAAGCAGCCGCCGCTTCTTTTAGTCCTAGAGCAGCGGCTTCAGCGGCGGCGGCCGCAGCTTGCTTAGAAGTGGCACCACCAGGAGTATCTGTGGCGAGAATCTGTAGGCGAATGCCGAAGTTGCTTCCAGCAGGGATGACAACTGTGCGATTACCTCCCAAGTCATCAGCGGTGGTGTGTGTAACATCCTTGGGGAAGCTAAAATTCAATCTCATTTCAACTATATCATTTTCCATGAATCCCCAGGAGCCTTGGCCACGAGGATCTGCCTCTCCACATGCGAAGTTGGTCTCGAAGAGTCCATCGATCTGTGTGCCATCGGCCTTGAAATAACGAAGAGGATTAGAAGCCAAAATATATCTAAACATCGCATCAACGCCACCCTTATCTACTGTAGTTCCCAAGGCAAGCTGTTCATCATCATTCAAGGCATCAACAATAACTGAGGCAACTTGCTCACTGGTAATCATTCTCTGAGCGTCCTCCAGATTATAGATAATATCCATAGTGGGCGCAGCGGAAGTTCCATAACACTTATATAAAATATAGGCCATGATTATGTCATTTGAGCTGATTCCGCCACACCGAGTACGAGAATCATAGTTGGCATCTAAGATATATGAGCTATAATTGAGGCCACCTGGGGAACCATCAATATCTGTATATGACTTATTAAGTGAATTTGTGAGGATATCGATAAATTTTAGTGAATTGACTTCGGAAAGGAAATGTCCTATGGGTCTCGGACTGCCTGAAGCTCTTTGCCAAACAAAGAATGTATTCAAGTAATCGACGGACATTGGAATTTGAACACGGTGACCGACAGTGGAAGATTCAGTGAAATTGATGGCATTGTTCGCCAAGGCGAGAGACAATGTCTTTCTGTAACGGATCGTAATGGCTGGCATTCTAATAGGGTTTATAATTTTCGTTAAGCACTAAAAGTGTATAACAAAAATTTGTTTTAAAAATGCGTTTTTACGCCGTATTACTGTCGCCCGTGCCGCTGTCGATTGAGATGAAGATGTCCGCCTCAGCCGTAACATCAGCGTCTTCCTCATCCTTGGATGTAACCGTGATTTTAACTGGGTATCTGCCTGAGACTGGTAGAGGGGAAAGAAGCTCGCCAGAGTCGTCACGGCGATTGAACACGAGAACACCCGTCGCCTCGTCAGGCATTGTAACGCCATCAGGGAGTTCATCAGCTTCGTATACATATGTGCCATTACCTCCAACGGGCACGACGGCGATAGAGGACTGCTTGGGGTAGTATGAGCTGTTGTAGAAAACGAGGTTCATCTGGTTGGCGATCTTGAGTGGGACCGCGGCAGGCGCACCCGCATCATCCACGACCTCAGATGTGGCATATGTTCTCTTCTCCGCATTGAGTGGTGAAGAGCAGAAGAGCTGGAGGCGGACGCTCATGACATTTTCACGGTTGGCTTCCTTCGCAGAGTCCTCTGTGAGTTCCCACGCCTCGGCAGTGGGGTCAAAAGGCTTACCAACCTGTTCTGGTATAAGCTGGCCCTTGATGACAACCGTCTCTGGCTGCTCAGGTGAGTCAGAGCTGGGCATCTTAGGATTGTCGACGACTGAGAGAACCGTGACAGGCGCTCTGAAGTAGAGCTTGATGGGGATTTCAATGACATCACCCGCCTTGAGACACCAGTTACCAGCTCCGATGCGGTCACCTGAGGCATCCGTAACATTGCCGACATAGTTCGTCTCAAAGAGACCAGGGATCTGCTTGCCCTCGAGGAAGAAACGCTTGGGGTCCGCCGCAAGGAGCGCACGGAACATGTCGTCGACCTTACCTCTCTGTCCACGCTTGGGCTCCTCAGTCTGACCAAGGATTGTCTCCGCAAGAGCATCCTCAGCCACAAGTGAGTCACGAACCGCCTCCGCGAGCGCCTTGGATGTCAACATGCCGAAGGCATCCTCCAAGTTGTATACGATGTCCTGCGCATCAAAAGATGATGAGCCGAAGCACTTGTAGAGAACATACGCCATGACCAAGTCGTTGGCACCGTAGTGTGTTACGACATCTCCAGTGCCTACTAAGGGATCGTCCAAGAAGTCATCGATTGTCTCCTGGTTGGCAACATCAACATCACGCTTTGAGTCGTTGTATGTGTCTAGAGCATCGGAGCTGAAGTTGAGGGCATCCGCAACACCGTCGATGTCCGTGTAGTCCGTGCCGAGACGCCACTCGAGGAACTCGACGAACTTTGGGAGATTATCGATTTCACCATCGTCACGGCCCTCATCCGTAAAGCGGCCCGTGGGGCGGTAATCACCAACCGCACGCTCCCAGTGGAAATACTGGTTCATGTAGTCAACAGGCACTTCGAAGCGAACGCGGTGGCCCATGAACTCGCCCTGGGCGAAATTAATGGCCTGGTACGTAAGGCCGAGTCCTACTACCTTCTTATAGCGGATCGTCATAAAATCGGGAGCAGGAGAGACAGGCATTCTTTTATACACCTTGCCGGTATTAATTGTTCAGACGGGAGGTTTTTTGGAAGTTAGTGTTTAGATTACATAGTATGTATTCTAAATACCACTTTTACACATAGAACATTATTGTTTATCAGGACCTGGCATTCCACCACGAAAGAAACTTAGCCTTGTTCCCATATCAGGAGAATTGTCCTTACCTCTTTTAAATTCAACTCTAATTTTTTCGGCACGATCAAGACTTTTCTTTACCTTTTCTGCCCAAATCGTGGCGGTTTCTTGATCACCACGAGTCAACATAGAAGGAAATTCTTGAGGGGCTAGAGAAAATTCTTCCATCGCAGGCAAATCCTTTTCTTGTTCATTTTGCTCCTGCTCCTGCCTTTCAGAAGGCTGACCCACTTCGATACTTACCCATCCCTCCCCATCCTC